GAGCCGTACGCCACGCTGAACCATCATACATCTTGAAACTGTTTATAGCAGGGTCGTAAATAACGTCTCCAATAGCAGGTACAGATGGGTATTCGTTGTACGTAATTGTTTCACTCACATTGTGAGAATAATTTGTAGAACCAGAAAGTTGCAATGCGTAATTATTTGAAGAAATAAGTGTTGGAGGTGCAACTGGATATACAGTTTCTTGATTTTTCCCGGAACCAAGAACGAGACCATAAGGTTTCATAAAATTAATTGAACCAACAGTTAACGTAGTCGGTATTGATGTTGTTAATAGAGCGGGTTGATTAACCACAACACCCGTAACGCCATTAAATTGAAGCGTTGAACCAGAAGAAATGGCAATAAGGCTTGGTTGGGTAAATGATATTGATGTTCCGCTTACTGAAGCAATTGTGGTGTCGTATGGGAACGCAGAAAAATAAATGTACTTTCCGCTATTTGTTGAGTAAGCATTTTGGGAGAGAGTAACGGTTCCGTTGCCAATCGCCGTAACCGTGCAACCCGCCTGAACACCAGCACCATAAACAGTCATACCAACTGAAACACCAACATTTGTAGATACTTGAATTATTGGTGAACTTATTGTTGTTGAAGCAATAGCAGAAACAGATATTGGTTTTTGACCAACAGTTAATGTGTTTGGAATAGAAGAAACAGAAATTGTTGAAATTCCAATTAATGCGTTTGAATTTAAAACCGTAGATGCAACAGGTGATTCAATTACGTCGGTAATAAATGGCATATCAATAAAAAGGTCATTTTGCCCAAAGGTTAGGTAATAACCGGTGCCTGTATCGCCAAGCATTTGCGTCCACATCATTGAGTCATTCATTGATGAGAATTGAATAAAATTATTTCCAGAAATAGTATTTGCATTAATGGTAAAACCCATCATGTTTGAGTCAAAATTATAAACAGGAGTAAATGGTTTTACGGGAATAAAAGCAGAACCGGAAGCAGGTGTTTTTTCGCTAACAATAAGTTCTTGGTTAAAACCATTTTCTCCAATAATTATTACGTCACCAGCGCCGAGCGGTTGTTGTAAATCAACAGTAACAATTGCTCCATAATTTGAAATTACACCGTTTGAACCAAAAGAAGTTGGGAAATTAAAGTTTGACGTAAAAGGAATAACTGGAACATTTGTGTCGCCCGGCATTACTTGGGTTGTAACGTTTGTAATTACCGTACTTCCACTTGTTATTGTTCCACCAAAAGGCATTGGGTGGCTTATGCACTGAAAAGCGTATGTGCCGGTAGAGGTGGCAGCCGAACTAATTGTTACGGTTGCGTTTGTAATGTCTAATGCAGTGATTGTTGCGCCTGAAGGAATTCCCGTTCCCGCAACGGTCATACCAACCATTAAATTTCCTGTTGGGGCAATAGTCAACTTTTGTGATTGACCACCGTATGAAATTGTTATTGCCGTGCCTGAGGGAATCATGCAAGAAGAAGGTGTTGTGTAAAGGTTACCAACCATGTTCATTGAAGCGCTACCAACGTTGTCGCCAGTATTAATACCTTGAGAACCAAAAGTCAAAGAAATGTTTGAAGAAGAAATTAAAGCAGAAACAGCAACATTATTAGAGTTAACCAAAGTAATTGTATTATTTACCGCATTTATAGAGCCAATAAATACTCCACCAATAACTTGAGGTGAAGTTGGAATTCCAGTTCCTATAACTAACATTCCAACAGAAAGATTTGTAGTTTTTGTAACCGTAACTGTTGACGTTCCGTTTAAAGCGCAATCAAGAACAATTCCACTTAGGTAGAAATGAGGAAGGGTTATTTGGCTATACGACTGGTTTGTATCGTAAGTCGTAAGGTGAATTTCCGTTAAATCAGGATAAGAGTCATCTGTTGATGTATTTAAAGTAAGAACTTTATTTCCAACGGGGTCAAGCCCAACTGTTAATACGGTGTAATTGTCGTTACCAATATTTATAGCAAATGGAATTTGTGTAGGTATTGAACCTGTTTCAACAAAAGGAATTTGAGTAGAGCCATAGTTAATGTTTCCATTTACAAGACCAACAATTGGCGTGCAAGCCATGTCGTAAGGAATTATTGTTGGGTAAGCAGTTGGAAAACCAGAACCACTATTTATGTAAATTTCTTGACTTCCCATTGGTGCCGTTTGGCTTAAAGCGGCAGAAATTGCTGACTCCCCATTGCTGCCCGGCGTTAACCAAGGCTGGCTCATTCCAACAAGAGCAGTGGCATTTACAGCATCTGTGCCACTTACGTTTGATGCAATCAAAGCAGGCGTTTCATCCCCAAGTTCGGCATTTCCTAAAATAGGTGCCCCTTTTGCATGAGAGTTTATAAAAGCATCCCCAACATAAAAAGCAGCGGGTGCGCTTAGTGGTGGCAAACTAAGGCTTAGAACAATTTTGTGAGGCAAAAGCGCTATTGCATTTATTAAAGTTCCTGATTGAATTCCTAAATTTGTTGAATTATTTAATGGAATAAGTTCAGCGCCAATTGGAAAAATGCTTGAATTTGTAACGTTTGTTAAAACGGTTGCAGAATTGTAATCAACAACAACTGTTGGGTATGTTGTTAAAGAGTTGGCGGCTATAACCGTGTTGGTTGTCGGGCTGCTTAAGCCAACAAGGTTTCCACTAATTGAAAGAATTGTTGTTCCAGATGCAATACCTGTTCCAGCAATTGTTTGCCCAACTGTCCAATTCACCGGTGTTCCTGCAACAACAATTACAGTACCCGTCGTTGTCCCCGCTGGTATTGAGCCCGAAAGAACAACCGTTGTTCCTGTTGCTGAAACAATTGTGAAGTTTTGAAGAATTGAATACCCACCTTGAAGGGTGTAAAAAGCAACACTCATTCCTGCGGTGAGGCCAGCGATAGAACTTGCTGCTGTAAGGTTTGCAGAACTTGCAGTTGCAGTAGCGGTAAATGAAACAGTTCCTGCATAAATGTTTGTTTTATTTGCAGTCGCCATTAACGCTATGTACGAAGTACCACTGTGTGCGTAAGAAGTTGAACTAACAAGCGGTACAGAAGAACCGCCTCCCCACGTTGGTGAAATTTGAACATATTCACTATTCAAACCATCAGAAATGTAAAGATTTCCTCCGGCATACATTCCAGCAGTGGATGTAACACTTATAGATTTGTCACCGACCGCTATTGATGCTGATGCTGATGTTGTTGCAGAACCGTTTGTTCCAGTAAAAGAAGAGATGGAATAAATTCCAGCAGTTATGTTTGGAAGAATTACGGGCTCATCAATTGCGTGGTCATGAGCAAAATTTTGATTTATTGCCAAATCCCATGAGACGGGAACGTTTGGGTATTGGTTAGGCGCCGATGGCGTAAGGCCATCAACTCTTTGAAAGTTTCCTGAAAGAAGTACGGCTTCTTGCGTTTCTCCGCTTCCCACAATTACAACTCCACCAGACGCCATAAGGTCAAGCGGTGCAACGCTTTGGTAAGTAATGGTGTTTATACCGTTAACGTCAAGGCCGCTAAAAACGTCGCTGGCCGGTGGTGGATTTACAATAATAGAAGTTGTTGTACCACCAGTTACCGCTACTGCCAATGTAGAACCAGATAGTGAACCAATTTGAGATGGTACGACCGCCTCAAGGTCTCCCACCGTCGATGAACCAAAGTAACGTGCGCCTGCTTTGTAGGATGCAACAAAAGAACCTGCGTCGTGGTCGTAAATAAATGGAACGGGGCGAGTAACAACACCGGGCCCAGAAGATGTTCCTCTTACTGAGTCAAAAGCAGAATAGGTAGAAACATTTCCTTCCCATACGTAAAGACCTGCTTTTGGAAAATTTAAATTGTTGTTGTAAAAACCGGCTTTTGGTTGCTGCAAGGTTTTTAATTGACTATCTGTAATAAATACTTGGTTCCCAACAACATTAGATGGTTGAACTGAAAAAATAGAATTTTCGTAAACAAAGGTAGATACACCTTTTGACAAATAAGAAACTAAAGTACTTGTACTATCAAGCGTAACGCTTGCTTGGTTTTGGTTTTGGAATATTTCTGGTGTTCCATTTGTTGCAAGAACTCCAGTAAACGAAGCAGTAGCCGGTTGGCTCATTGTCAATATCAAACCAGAAACAGAAACAAGTGTTGTGCCAAGTGGAATTCCCGGACCGGTTACAGAACCACCAATTGTAAAACCACCAGTTGGTGTAGATGTTGCTGTCAATTGAGTTGATGAAGCAACAATGTTTACTGTAAAACTTCCCGGGGTTGTTTTTCCTGTTAAAACAGTATTGGAAAGTGAAATTATGTTGTTAACAGAGTCAATGGCAGTTGCATAAGTGCTGAAGGTAACATTTGTTGGCCAAGCACCGGTACTTTGAGTTGCGCCAAGGGAAACCGGTTTTGTTATGTTGATTCCAAAACTTCCACTTGGAATTGCCGTAAATGTTCCACTGAAAGTACCCGTTGGCATATTTGAGCCTGTTGTACTTAAGTTAATTGTTGTCCCTACTTGACTTGCAGCAACTACAGCAGGGGATGTCGGGAGGGCTATGGTATTTCCATTTGAATCTTTACCACTACCAGTTATAACTGCGCCGCCAGAAGGGAACGAAGAACCCGGACTTGTTGATGTTTTTGCAACTCCGGTGATAGAAAAACTTGCAGCAGTTCCACTTCCAGCAATTGAAACAACGCCAGAATAGCCAAAGGCTTGATATATATAATCATCTACAATTCCATCATAAATACGTGCAAGAATTTGCGTTTGCCCCGCAGGGATTCCCGAATATGTCGAATTATAAAAACCACCAGCAAGATACTGGCCATTGCTTAATTTAAACCATGTAGCAACTTTTCTGTCGGTCATGTTTTTTGTAGCGTTTTTATTTACGTAAACGCCAGCACCATAAGGTATTCCATTTCCATCAGCAGAAGATGTTTGAGAATTTGGAACCGCAGCGTTTACAGAAAGAACTTTTGAGCCCCTTAATCCATATTGGTCACCATCATCGACAAAAGAAACCCCGTACCATTCTGATAAAGGACTTAAACCAAAGTTAAGAACTTCACCTGAAGCGTGATAGTTAATGGTTCCTTTGTTGACGCCTGTATTTAGGTATGCACCTTTATTTGACGTAGAAACAACAACAATTTGATTTTTTGCATATGCAGGGTTGTTTACCCCAGTATCAATAACATAAAATTCTTCAGGTCCAGCGCTTTGTCCAGTAGGTGGTGTCGGTGTAACACCATTGACGGTTCCCGGTAAAGAAAAAGTATCTCCGGGGTAAAAAATGGGACGACCATTAAATGTGTTTGATGTAATGGTTAAGACTTTTGAACCATTGCCAAGAACGGTTGTTGTTCCGCCTACTTTTAGTTGGAAACCCGCTGGGTGGTCAAAAACTGGAAAACCCCACCACATTGTTGGTGGTACATTAATGTTATTAAGATAAGCATCTTGATATGTTGTAATAGAGTGCGCCATTGTTGTTGCGCTAGTAAAGTAAATAGTATTACCACTAATAGAAGATACTTTTAAGACTTCGGAACCATTTGTGTTGTCAGTAATTGTTACGTATTGGCCCGCAGAAAGTCCGCTTGGCGCATAGGCAAGTGTTACAGATGTAGCACCAGAACTTACAGCACCAGATAATTGGCCAAATTGCGCATAACAAACAATGGTGTCACCGTTGACATTTGCAATGGTAAGTGTCTCTGCGTTTGCACCACTACCAATTGTTATTTGTTGTCCTGATGCGTAGTATTGACCAGTTCCTGTTGTAACCGTAAAAACAGCGGGAATTCCTACGTAAGCACCCTCAGCGTAGTAAGACTGAAGGTAACCATTAAGGCCATAAACGTATCCCGGTGCAGCGTCTACCCCGGTGTAACCAGAAAGGTTTACGTAGTCAAACCCAGCATATCCGGCGCCGCCAAATGTTGGTATAGCAACTCCACCGGCAACATAAAGGTCTGCGCTTCCTGATGCCCCCGCTAAGTTTGCATAAGCGTTTACAACTGAAGCATTTAAAGAATTTGTTTTTACAGCAACTGAAGTATCTCCTGCTTTGGCGGAAGCATTTGGTAACGAATCAATTGTGCTGCTTGGGTATTCAGTAAAGGTAAAGGTTTCAGTTACATTTGTGGCGCTTAAAACAGTAATTGATTCCGCTAATTTTGTAGAGCCTGTGTAATAGTTGGCTTGGTTAAGCGTAATAATGTAATTGCTACCAGATTTTGTAACTGCAGTAATGTAGGTTTCAGTTCCTGTAATTCCACTGTAAAAGTAATTTCCAACAATTACTTGACCAACTTGTGGAACTGTACCTACCGTACCTTGCGTGGTTATTGTCTTTGACTGAGCAGTAAAATTACCGGCAAAAGATGTAGTAATGGTTGTTGTGGGTGTCTGACTTGTGGTGATAATTGTTGTGTTAAAAAATGAATCGTAAGACACGCTTGTTAGAGATGTTCCGGTTGGAATTTGTCCATTTGCATCTGTAACAATTGTTGAGAAAAGCGGCAAAGAAGTTAATGCAGTTATGTTCCCTGTAAAATAAATAGTTCCAAGTCCGGGTTGAAATCTTCCGTTGGGCACCACGGTTGGTGTATAAATTTCATTTGGTCCCTTTGTTAAAGTAAGACCGTTAGAACCAACCGTAGGTACAATTTCACTTGTTGTGTAAGAAGCGGCGGTGGTGGTAGTTGTAGATGTTGCACCAGCGGCATTTGCGGTTAACTTAACGTACGCATCTTTTGCTGCGGGAACGTGGCCCATTAAATTGATAACAGGCGATGCAGACATTGCATTTGAACCAGAATTTGTAGCGGTTGCAGTTGCAACAACGGCTGTACCAGAACTGTCAACCATTTTTATGGTTGCTGATGTTGGGCTTGCCCAAGTTACATCTCCAGCAACATTTGAAATAAGTGTTCCCGCAGGTATTCCAAAACCAACTAAAGAATAACGGAATGGCCCAGTTGCATATGTTTGGTAGATACCAGTTATGTCAGAACCGCTAACAGTAATTGTGCTGCTTCCTAGGGTTACGCTTCCATTAATTAAATAAGTTTGCGCCCCAAAACCAAGTCCTGAGTCAGCAAAATTTCCTGTTGCTTGAATTGTTGCGTAACTACCATCTGGATTTAAATACCAAGGCTCAGTAACAGATTGCAAAACTTGTGTTGAAGCAGTCCCTGTGTATGTACCTGTAAATGTATATGGGTTATTGGTAAAAACCGGGCTTCCAACAGTTGTTCCGGAAGCAATGTAGCCTTTATCGTCCGTGACAGCCATCCCAGAAACAAGATTTGCAATACTTGAACTGAATTGCCCCGTAATTGGTGGAATAATAATTCCTGTTGTTGAAGTGTTGTCAGACGCTTGAACACGTGCTGCACTTGCAACCGGACCAAAAAGAGTTGTGTCACTTGAGTCTGAAACAGTTGGGTTTGTTACACCAATAAGAGCACTGTAATTAGTTGCGTCTACAAGTCTTGGGTTTGCACCGTAGTAGCCAGCATCTGTTGTGTACGAACCGGTAAATGGATTTGAACCAATGCTTTTTACCGTTGCGACAAGTGAAAGATTGCTAGTTCCGCTAAAGTCTTGAATTACAACTGGCATTACAAGTGTTCCGCCATAAACAGGATTATTAACCGGGTCTGAGTAAATGTATGGTGCTGTTGAAAGACCAGATGTAAATGTATTCCCACCCGAAGTGTTTAAAGTAAGGCTTTGCCCTGCGATGTTTGAGGCAAACGCCGTTGCGCTATTTATTGTGTAATTAAAAGTGTAAGTGGTAGAAACCGTGTCGTTTACAGTTACATTGTTTGTAAGTGTTGAATAGGTGCCGTTACTACTAAAAATACTTGTGTGTGACACAACGCTAACTGTTCCGCTTGCGGTTGCAGAAGAACTTATTTTTACGGTGTTTGTTCCAACGCTTACAATCCAAGTTCCTGCAGGGATTCCCGTTCCTGTAACAACTTGTCCCGGGTTCAAACCGGTTACGCTAGAAACTGAAGTTAAAACGTTGCTTCCATTTGAGGTTGTTGCAGTGAAAGTCCAAGTTGGTACGTTTGAGTTTCCCGTTCCAAAAATCATTCCACCAAGTGGATACCCAACAGAGAATGCGTTTGGTTGAAAAACATTTCCGGGCGATGCTGAAGAAAGTGAACCCGAAAGCATTTGGCCAGTTTTTCCAGTTGCCGTAAACGAACTTGAGTATGGGAATGTGTATGTCCCACCTGAGGGTGTAGGAATTTTGTAAAGGTACGTACTTGTTGATGTGAGGTCAGTTGTAATGGTTGTGCCATTAATTGCAGTAATTACACCACCGTACCAACCAACTGGCTGGTAGTTATTTGGTGTCGCAATGTTAAATACTGCAGTAAGTGTTTGGCCAGTAGAGAAGTTGCCCGCACTTGAAAGAACAATCGTAGTGCTTGAAGAACCAATGGTGATACTGGAAATTTGAAAACCTGAAGCCACAAAAGAAACACTTCCGTCAGCGTCGCTTTCTGCGGCCTCTGGAGAAATGACTGGGTACTGGGTTAATACAACCGATGTTCCGCTTACCGAAGCGATGTGCGTCCCTGCCGTAATGCCGGGTCCAGAAACCATTTGCCCAACACTCAAACCAGTAATTGTGGGAACCGTCAAAATCTTTGTTACGTTTCCACTTGAATATGTAAATGTTCCAGAAAAAGCAACTGTATTAAAATCAGTAAGAATTGTTTCTAGGTTTGTTAAAGCCTTTGGGTCACCCGAACAAGAAATGTAGAAAGGGTCGCTAGAGTTTCCACCAACATTGTCTGGTGTTGGTGGATTGACCAAGGGCGCATAGTAATTTGTTGAAGTGCCGCTAAAAGATGCGTTGTTTTGCATTACCGTTGCAGCAATTGCGCTTGGGGTATGTTGATAGTTATTAGAAGGAATCATTACTGCTGATTCATTCGCACCAGCAGCGTAAAGGTCAGTTGAAACGGTTGGAATCAACCCTTTAACTCCAATAATTCCGGTTTCAGTAACAAAACCATCAGTTGAGTACGAGGAAGAAGAATAAGGGGTTTGACCCTTTTTGAGGCCTTCCATTACTACCAGAGAATCACCAGCAGCAAAATTAGAAACATCTTCTACGTAAAGGAAATTGTCTCCGTAATTTGCAACACTTGCTGAGCCAGCACCGTCAAGAACAATGTTTGTTCCACCCCTAATAACTTGGGTTGAATATGAATTACCAGTAAGAAATTTGGTGATGTCTTCTACGTGAGCAAAGTGAATTGTGCCAGTGGAGTCATTAATTGTTCCAACTGCAAATTTTGTAAGGTCAGCAAGGGCGGCGGCGGCTCCCGATGAACCAACTACGTTCCAGTAATCCGTGGTGATATTTGCAGCAACTGCTGTAGCGGTTAGTAGTTTCATAGTGGCCCTACACCACTTTACCCTTAGTTTTTTTGATTAGCGACCCATTGTTTTCAGGGTAAAACGAAGTTCCCTGAACTGCTGCTCTACGTGGTGCTTGATGTCGGCAACGGTGGCTGAGTCGGCGTTGCCGTTGATATTGATGGCAACTGCACCCGGGTGAATATTGAGGGTTGAACCACGGCTTGACTGCATTGCACGCATACTTGAAAGGCTCATTACTGCCTCCCCGGCCTGCATCATCATTGGGACTTCTTTTCCAAATGGCCCCGGGACAATTCCTCCGCTGTGCATTTTGCCCTTTGGTTTTTCACCTACATGGGGAATTGTGCTTATTTGTACGGCGTGGCCGAGAATTGGAATCCAATTAGTTGCTTTATTCCAAAGGTTAATAATCAAATCAATCGCATCAATAAATCCGTTAATCATCCCATTCCACATAGAAGAACCAAGACTGCTAATTCCGCTCCACAATGTTTTAAAGAATCCTAAAATTTTATTTATGCCTGTTGTTATTTGGTTCCAAGCCCAGTCAAAAGCGGCATAGACGCCATGCCATACGTCAACAAAGACTGTTTTAATTGCCCTAAAGATATCAAGCCACATATTGATGTACATATGAATGTACTTATCGATGGCGGCAAAAATCATCTTTCCAAAATCAAGAATTCCCTGCCATACAATTTTAACTATTTTTAAGAATGTTTGCCAATGGGTGATGATAAGAGTAATTACCGCAACCGCCGCTATACCCGCAATTACCCATGGATTAAGAAGCAATGAACTAAGTCCACCAAGTTTTGAAGCAAGCCCCGCTACTCCACCAACATCTTTTACGACAGTGGTTCCGGCTTTTGCCGCCGCTTCGGTTGCCTCGGCTGCTGCCATCGCTTTTCGCATTTTCATAAATGCTTGTAATTTAGAAAGAAAACCAGCACCCTCTGCGGTTTGGAACATAACAAATGCTGTTCGTAGTTTCCCTATTTTTCCAATTAAACCTATGATTCCATCTGCAACAAGGTTCAACGGACTTATAAAAAGTTTGCGGGTAAACCATACTGCTGCAAGGACTTCAAGAATTCCCTTAAGTGGTCCTAGGTTCTTAGCAACCGTAGAAATAACACCAATTATTTTTCCAAGAACAACTCCAGAGAATGCAACCGCTGTAGCAAAAACGTTAATTAAATAAATAATTGATGGAAGAGCACCTGTTACAAGTGGCATTAATGCCACCAAAAGGTTTGCAATCGATGTGGCAAGTAGTGGAAGAACTGGTGCCATGGTTACAAATGCTTGTAACAATCCGTTCATCAATTTTTCTAATTGTTTGTTGTCTGCCATTTGTTTAAATGTTTTGGCAATTGCATTTACGCCAACCATTAAGTTTTTGCTAACCGCATCACCCATTGTGACAAATAATTTACCAAGTGGCCCTAATTTATCTCCGGAGCCCACAAGTTTTGCAAAGGCATCAGCAAGTGGTGTAACAATTGCGGCAACCAATTGAATGAACGGTGTGACCATATTCAAAATTGCTGGAATTATAGAATTTGTCAACAGGGTAAGCAATGGCGCAAACGCATTAAAAATCTTACCCAATGCATTACCAAGTGTTTGAGCAACCTGTTTAATGGCGGTGCCCATAAAAGAAAGTACGGGCATAAGTGCTTGAACGACTGGGATTACTGCTTGTGCCAAAGAGTCAAAGATAGGAATAAGACCTAATCCAAGTGACTGCCAAATTAATTGAATGTCATTCTTCAAAAGGTCAATTGGACTTTGCGCACTTTTAGCAAGGTCTTTAGTGGCGGAGCCAATGTCACGCAACGCCATTTGTTGAGCCGCAAGAACACCGTTTTGCTTTTCTGTATTCTTAATGGCTTGTTGTTGTGCGTTAGTAAGGGTGATTCCCATACGACGAAGTGCGCCCATTGATTTTGCAGGGTCTGCAATCATGCGTGTCAACATACGGCTAGTAGATGAAATATTTCCACCAGTCACTTCAGCAATGTTGGCAGCATCTGTCAAAACGGTATTTAAACCGTCTTTCATGCCCTTTGTTGCATTCATTACGTCTTTGTTAGCAATAATGAAGTTTTGAGCACGAACAATGTCTGCTTTGTTAATACCGTTTTGAATTGATAGAGCCGTAGCCATTTGGTCTAGGCGCTGTGAATACCACCTAGTTGACTGCGCATTACCTTGTAATTCGTATTGACGTTGAAGGTTATTGTTTTTTACAAGTTGAGACTGAACCTTTTGAAGGTTAATAAGTTGTGATGCGGATTCAATGGCATGAGAGATTCCCACACCAACACCAACAACACCAATGGTGTTTTTGATAATTCCGCCGACTTTGGAAAATGAGCCTTTAATTTGCTCTGCAGCCATACTGGCCGCTTTTTCAATGTCACTAAACCCAGATTTGGTATCGGTAGTGTCAAGTAGCGCTCTTAGTCGAATGTCAGTTGTTGCCACTTGTCACCACCTTTCCTTACTACCCGTTCTGAGCCTTTCTCATCGCTTCTTCTTGTTCAAACGCACGCAATTTCCAAACTGCTTGCCACTCAACAACTTCCGCTGCTGAGATGGCATTATGTGCCGGTGAACCGTCTAGCAACTCGCCAACCGTCCGACCCAACTTCTCCGCTAGTTCGTAGAGGAAGCGTCGGTCAGGATTGGCGAGAAACCTTTTCCCGCCGCATCAACCGCCTCTTCAGTCATTCCAGAAAGTTCCATAGCAACCGTAGCAATTTGCTCAACCGCTGCTGCAGACTTGGCCATGAGTGCGTCACGGTCACCTTCTGCAAATACACGCTCTCCCGTTTCCGGGTCGAACGTGCAAAGAATTACAAGGTCTGGAAGAACTTCTTCTAAATTAAATGCGCCAGTTGTAGAAGCAGCATTGTTAATCATGCGTGCTCGGTCCTTGGCGGTCATTGATTTAACAAGAACAGTTACATCCCAAGCCGTGACGTTTACTTCTCTAGAAGCAATATCGTCTTTGGCGAAGATTTGTGCTGAAAGGTTTGACATAAGTATTAGTACTCCTATAGGTGGTTAACCTATAGTGTAGTACGTACCACCGCACCAGTCACTTGAATTTCACCGTCAAATGTAACCACACCGGAAACAGATGATTTGAGGTCGTACTTGGTAGAAATGCCTTGGCCGTAGTATTTTGGCGAAGCAGTTAGACCAGTAAATCCACCCGGTGTTGAAGGACCATAAACGAACGATACAAAAGCGCCTGTGTTTTGGAAGGCGAAAAGGTCGTTCATAATTTGGTCAATTCCACCAGATGCACCGTCAGCGCCACTGTAGGCGGTTGGGTCGTACATACCGCTGAATGAAATTGTGTATGACTTTAGACCAACGATGTATGACTTAACACCAGAAGCGTTAAAAGTCGTTGTTTCCGCAGACTCAATTGCCTGTGGGAATGAAATGTCGTTGATGTAAGGGCTGATGTTTACCATTGGCAAAACCACAGAACCAGAAGCAGCAGTTGCTGAAACACCAAGTGTGGTGCTTGTAGAAACTGCGGCAGATGAGTAGTTTGGTACGCCGTTGATGAAGAGACCGTAAGTAGAACCACCAGCGATGATTGACTCTTGGGTGCTCAACATTGAGCCTGTGCCGAGTGTGATTGAAGCAGCGGTGCTAGAAACAGCAGAAGTTAGCGTCGAAGACGTTGTTCCGATGTCGTAACCAAGTGCTAGAAACGCATTCTTACCGTGTTGGAAGGTAGGCATGATGGATTATTCCTTTCCTAGTATCGGGCGAACCCGAAGTAGATGTTTGATGTTGCATTGGTTCCCGTCAACGTCCAGTTAAGGCGTGTGTAACGGTAAATAGTGCTTGGGAGTGAGGCGGTGCTTACGACTGAAGTTCCCACGCCAGTCACAGCGCTCGTTGCATTAACCCAAGTTGAGTTATCCGCTGAGTGCTGAAGCGTAACGGAGAGCGTTCCCGTAAGCGAAAGAACGCCAATAACGAAAAGACCCCCACGTGTTGACGGAGATTTTCCGTCAAGAACGGTGGTGCTTCCCGATGTGGTGGTGGTGAAGAATTGACCAAAGCCATTCCAAACTCCCCCATCAGCCTGAACCTCTGCGTCAATAGATACAACTCCACTGACTGGAGATTTCAAGTCGTACTTTGTTTCAATGCCTTGTGCCATGTAGCAACGGTCGTTTTGCGCCGTTCCGCCAGCAGGGAATACAAGGATTGCTTCATTGGCAGTGTTGCTGATTGCCGTAGAGATAATTGAGTCAATTCCGCTTGAGGTTCCATCGTAGAAACCTGAAAGAGCAATTGTTCCGGTTCCAAGACCTGTAACGAAAGACTTAACGCCTGAGGTTTGGAAAGTTGTTACTTCAGATGCTTCAAGTGAGCGTGAAACAGCAGCATCGTTGAAGTATTGAGAAAGGTCGTAACCGAGGTTTACAGCAGGGTTTGAGAAAAGAACTCGGGTATTCTTACCGTGAAGGAATGTTGCCATTAGTTGCTTTCCTCTTCAGTTGGTGCTGCAGCGGCTGGTGCTGAACTTGGAACGATGAATCCATCGGCCATAAGCCAAGCAATGCTTTCGCCCGGAAGGTCTTCAATT